CAGGGCAGCGGCTACACCACCGCTCCTGCCGTGACCCTCAGCGCCCCGGCATCCGGCGGCGTCCAGGCCACCGCCGTCGCGGTCCTTGGCGCCGGTGCCAACGCCGGCAAGGTGGTCTCGATCACCGTCACCAACCCCGGCACCAACTACACCGGCACCGTCACCGTCACGATCGGCGCTCCCCCTTCCGGTGGCGTCCAGGCTGTGGCCGGCACCGCCACCAAGGGCACCGTCCGCAACCGGGTCGTGTCCGAGCTGCTCGGCATCGCCCAGCGTCTCCGCGCCGTCATCATCGCTGACGGGCCCAACACCACCGACGCCGCCGCCATCCACGTGCCGCAGGACTTCGGCTCCGATCGCGTCTACGTCGTCGATCCCTGGGTCCTCGTCGCCGGCGCTGCTGTCCCCTCTTCCTCCGCCGTCGCCGGCCTCATCAACCGGGTCGACAACGAGCTCGGCTTCTGGTGGTCCCCCTCGAACAAGATCATCAACGGGATCGAAGGCACCGCCCGCGCGATCGACTTCACCCTCGGCGACTACACCTCCCGCGCCAACCTGCTCAACGAGCAGAAGGTGGCGACGATCATCCGTGAGCAAGGCTTCCGCCTGTGGGGCAACCGCACCACCTCGGCCGAGCCGCTCTACGCCTTCCTGTCCGTCCGCCGCACCGCGGACATGATCAACGAGTCCATCCTCCGCGGCCACCTCTGGGCCGTCGATCGCTGCATCTCCGCCGTCTACCTCGAGGAGGTGATGGAGAGCGTGCGCGGTTACCTGCGCAGCCTCAAGGCCCGCGGTGCCATCCTCGGCGGTGACGTCTGGGTGGACCCCGACCTCAACTCCCCCACCAGCATCGCCAACGGCCAGGTGTTCTTCGACTTCGAGTTCACCCCTCCGTACCCGGCTGAGCGGGTCACCTTCCGCTCCCACCTGGTCAACAGCTACGTGGTTGACCTGCTCACCTGATCCACATCACCGAGGACTGAACCATGGCCCAGCTCCCACGCATCCTGAAGAACTTCAGCCTGTTCGTTGATGGCCGCGGCCTCGCTGGCATCATCGACACGCTCACCCTTCCCACCATCACCGTGAAGATGGAGGAGGTTCGCGCCGGCGGGATGGATGCTCCCGTCGAGCACGACATGGGGATGGAGAAGCTCGAAGCTTCCTTCGTCCTGCAGGAGTACAACCCGGAGGTGATTAAGCTCGTGGGCCTCGCCGCCCAGGACAAGCAGCTCACCGCCCGTGGCGCGATGCGACGCGATGGCGAGGACGTCGTCCCTGTCGTCGTGAACATGACCGGCGGCCTGAAGCAGCTGGAGACCGGCGACTGGAAGGCGGGCGACATGAGCAACCCGACCTTCAGCATCGCCCTGCGCTACTACAAGCTCACCATCGGCGGGCAGGAGCTGATCGAGATCGACAAGGTGAACATGATCCGCAAGGTCGGCGGCCAGGATCAGCTGCAGAGCATCCGTCAAGCGCTGGGGGTCTGAGGTAGATGGCGATCGACAAGCGAGCAACGGTGAAGATCGACCTCGACTTCCCGATCCAGGTGTCGGGGGTCGAGGTGAAGCACCTCGTCATGCGCCGGCCCAAGGTGCGTGACGAGATGGCCTACGCCAAGGCCTCCGGCAGCCAGGAGGACAAGGTGCTCATGATGATGTGCACCCTGACCGAGACCCCGCAGGACGACCTGCTGGAGCTCGATGCCGCCGACTGGTCGAAGCTGGAGGAGCAGTACATGGCTTTCAAGGGGGCCAGGCCACAGACCGAGAGTTGAGACGGGCGATCATCGCCCTGTCGAAGCTGACCGGCTGGGGCCTGGCCGACATCCTGGAGATGGGACTGGATGACTTCTGGCTGTTCCTCGAGGACGGCCAGGCCATCCAGAATGAGATCAACGAGGCAGCGAAACCATGATCGGCGGCGGCATCCAGAAGATCACGGTTGAGATCGGGGGCAAGGTCGCCGCCAGCCTCGCGGCATCGGTGCGTGCAGCACAGATGCAGGTGTCGACGTTCGGGCGGAACGTCAGCCGGACGATGAACGACGCCGCGATCGCCGGCAAGAAGGGCTTCAAGGGGATCTTCGACAACGCCATGTGGCAGCAGGCCACCATTGGCGCAACCGCCTTCGCTGGAGCCATCGGCCTGTCGGTGAAGGCGGCGATGGAGTTCGACAAGGCCATGGCCGACGTGCGCAAGGCCATCGACTTCACGGACGGGGAGAAGGGCATGAAGCGGTTCGGCAACCAGCTGGTCAAGCTGTCGACTGAGCTGCCCTACACCGCTGCGCAGCTGAGCGAGATCGCCGCCGCTGCTGGCTTCGCCGGCTACAAGGAGAGCGAGATCATCCCCTTCACCAAGGCTGCAGCCCGGATGGGCGTTGCGTTCCAGATGACCGCCCAGGATGCTGGCGACGCCATGGTCGCTCTCCGAGCGTCGATGGGGCTGACACAGCCTGAGGTCGAGAACCTGGGCGATGCGATCAACTACCTGTCGGACAAGTTCCAGGGGACGGTCAACGCGGCCGATCTGACGGAGGTGACGCGACGGATCGGTGCGATCGGCAAGGCGGCAGGCCTGACTGCAGAGCAGACCGCAGGGATGAGCGCAGCCTTCCTGGCGTCGGGGACGCCAGCAGAAGTGGCGGCGACGGGCCTGAAGAACTTCCTCAACGCCCTCACCAAGGGCGAGATGGCGACCGCCAACCAAACCTACGCCCTCTCCACCCTGTTCGGCGGCGAAGGCCTGGCTAATGCCGTCAAGCATGGCAAGGGCAAGGCGAGGAAGGCAGCAAAGGGCGTGGCACTGGGCATCTCGGAAGAGCTGGCCAAGGGAATGCAGATCGACCCAGAGGGGACGATCAAGAGTGTCCTGGAGAAGATGGCGAAGCTGCCCAAGGAGCAGCAGGTCAGCATTGCCGGTGCGCTGTTCGGCGAGGAGAGCAAGCAGGCGATCATGCCGCTGCTCACCAACACCAAGCTGATCGGCCAGGCCTTTGATCTGATCCGCGACAAGCAGGCATTCGCCGGAAGCATGCAGAAGGAGTTTGCGAACCAGATGCAAACGTCTTCCTCGCAAGCTCAGATTTTCCAGAACGGACTTAATGCTGTCGGAGTAACGATCGGTACAGCCCTTCTGCCGAGTCTGAACAGCACCTTGAAAATAGTCGTCCCGGTCCTGGTGCGGTTTGCTGAGTGGGCCCAGAAGAACGAAGGGCTTGTCACTGGCATCGTGCAGGTGGGCCTGGCAATCTCTGGCCTGCTCATTGCGGTGCCGATCCTGACCGGTATCGTCAGCGCCTTCGGTGCGATCGGCACTGCCATCGGCGCAGTGCTATCAGCTGGGCCATTGCTGGCTGGCCTCGGCACGGTTTTCGCCCTGGTCGTCCCACCGATCGGCCTGGTGGCTGCCGCCATTGCTGGCGTCGCAGCTCTGACCTTCGTGATTGTCAAGAACTGGAAGCCGATCAGGGGCTTCTTCTCCCGCCTGTGGAATCAGATTGTCGCCATTGTCAAATCCGTCGGCCCTCGCATCCTTTCGGTTTTCGCCCCGATTCCTGATGCCATCCTCAACATCTTCTCAGCCGGACGGATCGGGCAGAAGATCGTCAGCCTTATCTTCGCGCCTATTCCTGCCGCCATCGTCCGGATCTTCTCAGTCGCCACGATCGGCCAGCAGATTATCACTTCGATCATCAACGGCCTGAAGGCTCGGGCCAGTGGACTGCTCGACTGGGCCAAGGGCATCGGCTCGCGGATTCGCGGCTTCCTGCACTTCGGTCCCGACGCCCCGAAAGGTGGCGTGACCGTCAATCCGGCACCGGCTCCTGACGCCCCCGAGGGTCGCGCGCGTGGGGGGCGCGTCCGCGCAGGCATTCCCTACCTGGTGGGTGAGCGGCGGCCCGAGCTGTTCGTCCCCGGCATGAACGGCAGCATCATCCCTCGCATCGCCCAGCCAGTCACCGCCGCTGCCCTCGCAGCCCTCCTCGCATCCCCCGCCGCTGCGGCCGCCGCGCCGCCGCCGGCACCTGTCACGGTCAATGCGAACATCACCATCAACGCGACCGGTGGCGATCCTCAGGCGATCCGCCAGCATGTGATCGATGCCTTCGAGGAGATCCAGCACAACCTGGCCGCCTCCCATCGCGTCCTGCTGAACGACTGATGAGCCGCCCCCTCTTCCAGCTCGGCACCTTCCAGTTCAACCTGCAGAACGGTGCTCCGCAGACGCTTGACCGGCTGGCGGAGTACCGCTGGGAAGGGCAGGATCGGATCCTGCGCGAGACCGCCCAGCAGTTCCTCGGCCCTGGTGATCAGACGATCATCCTCGACGGCCAGCTGTACCCGGGCTTCACCGGCTCCAACCAGACGATCGAGACCCTTCGATCCCTCGCCGCCCAGGGCAAGCCCCAGATGCTGTCCGATGGCGTCGGGCGGGTCTATGGGCGGTGGGGGATCAAGCGCATCCGCGAGGGCCAGTCCACCTTCGTCCAGGGGGGCGCGGCCCGGCGCATCGACTTCACCATCGAGCTGGTCCGCTATGGGGAGGACAACCCGGGCGCGGCGGCCAGCCCCCTCAGCGTCGCGCCGGTCCTACAGAAGATCGTGTCGACCCTGCCGGTCGATCTGGAGACCTTCTCCATCGCCGACTCCGCCTTCGACGCCACCTCCTGGGCCAGCAGTATCGAGGGCACCCCTGTTGCGGAGGCAGCCCGCGGCGCTGGCTTCAGCTTTGGGCAGCTCGCCGGCATCGCCCAGTCGGTCGCCAACCAGAACTACGTTCAGGCAGCGCTGAGCGCCTTTGGCCTCGCCGGCC